ACCTTTCTAAGGCTACACTAATTGATGAAGGCGGGTTCAGTCGTTATGACTTAGCTGACTTAGCTGGCATTGTCCCTGAAGTAGTGGGCGGTGTTGCGGGCGCAGCAAAAGGGTTTGCCGCTGGAGCTCCGTTTGGACCATTAGGTATGCTACTTGGTAGCGCAGTTGGCGCTGGCACCGGAGCGGCTGTAGGACAAGCAGTCGAAGAAGGTGTTGAAGCAATTGGCGGCGTGCAAGACCAAACAGCCGAAGAGGTCGTAGGTGACTTAGGAAAAGAGTTTGCAATTGGATTTTTGTCAGATGTTACCTTGGGTACGTTTGGCTTCGGTATTAGGGCAGGTCGCAACTACCTAAGACCTGGCAAAGGCAAGACAGATGAAGAGATTCTTGAGATTGGTGATGCTCTTATCGAAGGTGGAGCAAAAGTAGACCCTGTAACAGGAGAGCTTACAGAACTTGGCATGGCTCCTAGCTTGTCTGCTATCGGAGCTAACCAGCTAATATCAAGGCAGCAGGCCATTGGTGAAAAGGTTTTTGGCTCTTCCCCTCGTCTAAAAAAGAATTTTGAAGTTTTGCAGCAAAAACTTATTAACTTTAGGTCAAAGTTCTCAGGTGCCGATGACGATGAAATCGGACAAATGCTTCTGTCGGCAACAGGGGCGCAGGCCAAGAGGCTTGATGAGTTACAAAGACAAGCCCAACAATCGGTTCTTCAGACAGCAAGAGCTTTAGGAGATGACCTTGGCGCGGCTGCATCTAAGAACGTAGACATCGACACAGAAACATTTGAGATACTAATCAATGCTCAAAAGGCTTTTGATAGTGAAGTATCTATTGCTTTTAAGTCTATTGACGATGCGTTAGAAATCAATGGTGGCGCAAAAAATATAATTCCAATAGGCAACATAAAAGCAAGAGCCGCAGCAATAGCGGATGATGAAGTTGCTGGTCTAGCTGGCGATGAGTACCCTATTTTAAAAAAGGCTCTTGATGCTGTTAATGCCGTGAAGGGAGACAAGATTTCTTATGTTCAGGCATACAAATTAAGAAAAGCCTTAAATGATAAATTGTCCAAAGCTACCAGCAAAACAGAACGTGATGCAATTAATGATTTGCTTAGAAAAACAGATGTTAAGCTTAACACAAACTTTGTAAAAGAGTCGATTGAGGCGTCTGACGAATTGACTGATTTGGACAAAAGAGTTCTGTTAAGGGCATCTGACTCATTAGACAATGCCAGAAAAGTCTATAATGAAGGCGCTACAATATTTGAAGATATTGAGTCCTCTGGAATTATTAAAAGCATTGGAGCCAAGGCAAGAACCGGTCAAAGCCCTGGCGTTGACGATATTCGCCTAGACAAAATAATAAAGAACGACAAGCCTTTGGTCTTAGAAAGAATGTTAAAGGCTGTTGAATATGGGGCATCTAAGGATGCAAAAATATAGTCATCAGAGGCATTCAGGCAAAAAGTTGCAGGTGAGTGGCTTAATGATGCCCTTACCAATTCAGGTCTTAAAGCAGGCGACAACATTGACCCAACTAAATTTAAGGGTGCGGCTTTTGCTAAGTCTGTTCGTGACCTTGGAAGAACAGCAGATGTTCTGTTCGGGCCTGATGCCGCCAAAATTAGAAAACTTGCCGACACAATAGAAAAGACATCGGTTTCTAATTTAGATTCAAGTGTGATAAAGAAGCTTTCTGAAGACCTCGGAGAGGGCGCTCCTTTAGTTGATAAATTAACAGCTTTGGCAGAAACACAGTCAGCAATACATACTCAAAATCTTAGCCAGGCACTTCTTAAACTTCAGAGAGGCGGGGCCAGCGGCCTTCGCCCACAAGAAGCGGCTGATGTAATTGCTGATGCTGCCACAAAGCCTAAAGACATTAAACAAATAATGAATGTTTTTGAAGGCAATGAAGAAGCTATCAGCAAAATACGCGGTAATTATATGGAGAGATTAATCTCTAATTTTGGAGACAGTGTAACAACAGACGGTAAGTCTTTAGCGGCTTTCGCTAAAAGGATTATTGACGCTGATGAAGGTGGTAAGTTAAAGGCTATCTTTGGGGACGCAGATGGAGAAGATTTAGTAAAGTTTGCTAAAATGCTTAAAGTAAATTCTCAAACCGCTACAGGCGGTGACTTGATAGCAGCAAACATAGCAGCTGGACCTATGCAGAATTTAGAGAAAATTGTTCGGCTTAGTATTATGGGAAGAATATTCAGCTCTAAATTTTACTACAAAAGCATAATGGAAGATTACCAGAAGTTGAAAACTGGGCTTAACCAGGACCAAAGAGCAAGCCTGTTAGGAAAGCTTATGGTTAATTCCATGAGGCGTATTACTCAAGGTACCGGACAGTCGATACAAGAAGGTCAAAGAGAAGTAGAAAACCAGGTCAGGGCAGTTGCAGACTCTTCAGGATTGAGTCAGCAGCTATCTAACTTGAGTCAGCAGATTCAGCAGCCAACCCCGAACAATTCTCCGGCTATGCCGCAGCAAGTTGCACCAGTAGCCCCTGGCCCGAACAATTTGCGTCAGCAGGCAGCGCAGAACCCTGGCATTGCCCAGGCACTCGGTATCCGGGGGTCAACAGCAGGATTACTACAACCATGATGAAATCAACAGTGCTTAACGAGCTTCGCCAGGAGCTTGCTGAAGACGAGGGTTGCAAGTATGAGATATACTTGGACCACCTAGGCCTACCTACATTCGGCATAGGTCACTTGGTGACTAAAGAAGATAGAGAGTACGGTAAGGAAGTCGGCACAGTCATTGAGCAGGAGCGGGTGCATCAGGTATTTAACCTAGACATGGCTGTCACGATTAACGACTGCATGACTCTGTACTCTGACTTCGCTAACCTACCAGACGAGTGCCAGAAGATTGTTGCCAACATGATGTTTAACATGGGCCGCCCTCGGCTGTCCAAGTTCAAGGGCATGAAGGCTGGTGTTGATTCTCGTGATTGGAATGAGGCAGCTGACCAGATGGTTGATAGCCGCTGGTATACTCAGGTCCCGAACCGCGCAAGACGTTTGGTATCACGGATGAGGGCGTTGTCAGATGGAGAAGCCTGAGATAAAGCGCCACTGCAAGCGGTGCGACCGCTGTGGTGAAGAGCTAAAGACTGTGTTTGTACACGGTCATGAGCAGTGTGTTACCTGTAGTCAGGTTATATATGATTGCTGTCAGGGAGAAACTTGTACAGAAGAGTCCTAAACTGTGTTTTCTTTGTCGCACTTCCAGCCGATAATGTTAAAAGGCATTCTGTCTCTTTTAAACATATCTCTAGAGCTTTTTATCATCACCCTTGCCCTAGCGTCACACTGCTCTTCTTTTAAATAAGGCCCGCGAGTATCAATAATATCTATGCATCTATCCGCATATAGAAAGTGACAAGCTAGTACGACAGCAGTAAACATTAGTCTAGCTCCACAATAATATCCAACTCAGCAGACCTTGGCGTTAGCATGACAAGGCCACATACATTGCAAGACATATAGTCTTGCTTTGTGTCATTGTCCTTAAACGTCATGCTTGTACTGCACTTTGGGCAGCGCCCGCTATCTATTCGTTTTTGAAAAGTTCCGTCACCCTCATCATACACGGGAATCTCCGCCTAGCTGTTGCATTGTTCTAATAATATGGTCACAATGACTATGTATCGTCAAGAAATTACTTGCATATACTTGAGGGATGAATGGCTAACAACTTTGAGGCCGGTAAGTTAGGGGAGCATATCTGCATGACAAGGCTCATGAAAATGGGCGTTGCATGTGAAATAGTCAATCTAGAGACGATTGACATAATTGTTCATTACAACCAGTCGATAATAAGAGTGCAGGTTAAGTCCAGCATACTGAAGACAAAGGGATTTGGTAAAGGAAGGCCAGGCTATCAATTTGCCACATCATATAGCGGCAAGAAAAAACCGCTAACAGAAGAGCATTGCGATATTATAGCTTTTGTAGCCGTTAATGATGAGCGAGTTATATTCTCACCAGTCGCCACATTAACAAAACAAGTAACAAGAAGAATAACCCCATCCAAGTTTCACAAAGACGACTTAGAGGTGCGCTCTTGGCAACACTGTCTAGACAGTATTTTTCTGACTGATTGATGCAATTCCTGAAGGAGTTGCGCTACTCTTATATTCGCCGCTCTTCCACTTCTCATTTACCATGCGAGATATTTGCTGTCTAACATTACGGTCTTCAGCATCACAAATCTTGCGTAACTTGTTATATGTAGTAATATCAATACCAACTGATTTATACTTAGCTGTATCTGTCAATTTAACCTCCAAAAGTAAGGGCACATTATGACATATAATAAAGGTTTCTATGGGAAGCGCAACAAGTTCGGCGCTAAAAAGACAGAGTTTATGGGCATGAAGTTTGACAGTAAGTGGGAAGCAGAAAGATATGGTCAGCTTTACCTAAAGTTCGAGCGTGGAGAGATTGAGGAATTAGACAGGCAGATTAGATTTAACATACTTGTTAATGACCAAAAGATTTGTGCCTATGTTGCTGACTATACTTATTACGAGACAGATGAGAACGGTGAAAGGCAATATATTGTTGAGGATGCCAAGGGCGTAGAAACCCCAGAGTTTAAGCTAAAAAAGAAACTTATGTTAGCGGCAAACGGTATCGACATAAGAATAAGTAAAAAATAATTGTTGACACTATGCAAAAGACTTCCTATGTTTAGTTTAACGACAACTTAACTTAGGAGTATTCGATGACAGATTCATCTTCTGTATCATCTGCTTCTCTACCTGAACTAGCTATTTACAAAAATGAGCTAGACAGGATTATTGTAGAGGCGCAGGAAAAGGTCAAACTCATTAAAAGTGAGCTTGAGGGTCGCTATCTTGAGAGGGCTCAAGATACATTGCGGCAGCAGGGCA